ATACGTCAACATGGCTATCTAGAGAAGCATTATTATGAGGAATCCAATTTAGTAATTAGAAATGCTAAAGATTTCTTTAAATTAGTAACTGATTGCAGCACTAAAGCACAACTTCGTCTTGAAGGTGAAAAGAATGCTCGAGCTATAGATCCGTTATTTAAACATAGATTACTCAAAAAGGGAGTTAAGTCTGGTGGTAATGCAAATAAGGTAGTTAAGCATATTGGTAAAGTTAGAACTACCAATACAACTACTGCATCAATGCAAAGCAAGACTCTTAGTAAGAATATCAAATCGAATATTAGAAAGACCAAGACTACGAAACGAATATAAAATCATATATTATAAAGATGAATAGTAATGATATTCGTTTATGTATGAGGAGGAAGTAATGCAACTAACAGAAGCATTGACAAGTAAAACTGTTCGACGTAATATCGAAGAGTCAGGGGAAATATATGACAGAGAGTACTCTATTCGTACTCCAGAAGCAAAAACGTTCTCTACGTCTATTAGACCAGAGGACGCCATCCCTCCTATTGATGATTGGTATCCAACATCAGAGGAAGATAAAGTATTAAAGACAATTAGAGGTAAACAGATTATCGCTCCATTGTCTCAAATGCTAACTAATAACCAAGAAGAAAGTCTTATCTTTAACTCATTTGTATTGAGTATTAAGAAATGCTATTCTTCTGAAGAACGTGTAGATCACTTTACACATTATCTAAATTACTTTGAAAAATTCTATGATCCTGACCATGAGTTGATCGCTATCTATGCAAGAATTAAGTTCTTGATTGATACTGATGAATCTAATGTATACGATCTAGATGCTTTCATGGCAGATATTAAACGAGATATCTTGTTTAGTACATTTGCTAGAAAAGTAAAAGCATTAAATGAAGATAACTTTATCATTCATATCAAACGTAATAAGAAGAATGGTAATGTACTTCAATATGCCAATAAGCATCTTCAAGCATTAATGGAAGTAAGCATGTTTCAATTGATCTTGATTCCACTATTGATTCATTATGCTTATATCAAAAAGGTACAAAATATAGACGAGTACTTGATGAAGTTCTATGATATCCTTATTGTAGATATGCATCCAGATATGGATCTATATACAAAGTTGTCTGAAACAACTGCTAGTCGTATCTTACAAGATATGAATAAGAATATTGGTGCATGGGATAGACAATTCATTCGTTCCCGCAACAAATTCTCTCATAGCTTTGATACAATCATTAGTATTATCATTCAAGTTATTCCAAAAGCTGTTTATAATGGTACACTATTGAATCTAATCTATGTATCCATTAAAAACAATATTAAGAATAAAGTTGTTAATGCTAAATATGAATTCGCATTCAATCAATTATCATCTGATCGTAATGAAGGTGATGATGATGACAATTCGGAATTCGATAAATTTGAAAGTCATCTCTCTAAGAAGAATGAAGCCTTATTGATTCATAATCAAGTAAACTTCAAGAATACTATGAAGCAAATTGAAGAGCGATTTGGTCCATTCTCTAAAGAAGAGATTGATTATTATAAGATAGAATTATCTAAAGGACGTAAGTCTCCAATTGTACCACATCAAAAGATGCTAGTATGCTATCTATTCTATAAGTGGTTTGGAGATCCATCTTCTTTAGGTTCTATTGACTTAACTAACTATATCAAACTTATCATTGCAGCTAAACGTATTCTAGCATCTAATGGCTTATATACTATGGAAGCAATCTTATCTGGTAAGTTTGTTAAAGTAATAAAACGGGTTAATATGAATAAGAAAGAGTTACTGAAGATTACCTCTTCTAATACATATGAATCTGTTGCATCCATTTATCGGAATGAGAAGATTACTAATCTACTCATTTCAATGCTTGCTACTATAGTATCATCTAAATTCCAAATTATTGATTTCGACAATAAGGAGAATACTGGTAAAGCATTTACTCCACAACAGGAGTTACTTAATGAGGAATTCTTGATATATGCAAGCTTAATTAATAATGGTTAATATTTTAGGGTAAGAGAGTTTAGTCTCTCTTACCCATATATTTTATTTCAGGAGGATTAATATAATGAGATTTACATTGAAGAATGATTTACCAAACGGATTTTATGAGCCAATTTTTAAGAGATATTATAGATATCTCTTTGGTCCAATTGTTATCACTGGTAATAAAGATACTAAATCTGTATGTTTTATATGTGGAGTATTTAAGAATGGATATAGATATACTATGAATCTTATATTCAAAGATGATACTCTAAGGAAAATTTATTTTAACGTAACTAAGTTAGAGTCTGATACAATATTGAATCTTATGGCTGAAAAGGAAGACTTAGATGATGTTTTGGAATACATCTATTCTACTTATATTCTTAATAAGGATCTAGATCTTATTGAAGGTGAAAATAATGATTAGCTTAGACGGTATGCCAGATGATTTTTATAAGATCATATTTGGAGATGTAACTATAGAAGAATTCTTGCCAACTATAGTTGTAGAATGTAAATATAATGATGCTTATATAAGCGTAAATGGAAGATTGATAGTTAATAAAGAAATGGCTAGTATTGTCTTAGCTAATATAGAAATTAACGAATATGATACAACTGATCCAGAGTATCCTGTTGAAAGTTCATATCATTCGGCTAGAACTGAATATCTACGTATAAATAGAGTACTAGATGTATTCAGAGAAGGTAATAAACTATATGGTTATAATAAGAAGATTAAGATAATCAATATGGAGGATAAATAGAATGGTTAACTTTAATGAAGTAATCAATAATATTAGACCATTGCTATTTGGTAAAGTATCTATTAATGAATATACAAGAGAACTAAATATCCTTTGTAAAATTGATCAGGAAGATATTAAGATAACTGGTAAGTTGATGGTAGATAAGAATAATGGTCGTGTTAATCTTGCATATATTAATAGTAAGAAGCCAGAGGATGATAAACGATCTGTTATGCTATGTAAAGCTAATCATGTTAAGATGGTTAATCTACTCAATAAGTTTGAGGGGTATAATAAGAGATATGGTTATGATCCAACTATTAGGGTTTCAAGTAGATTTATTAATAAAGGAGAAGAATGATGCTTAAACTGGGTGAAGTTTCTGAAGCAGTAAGTAATTTACTATTTGGTAATATTACTATTAGAGAGACTCAAAATACATTCTCTGTAGAATGTATCCATAAAGATGATTATTATCATATCAAAGGTAGATTCATAATTGAAAAGAGTGATAATAAGATAAGCTTTGCGTATATTAATATGCTAGACTTCATTGAAAGCGATAGAATCTATCCAGTCAAGGAAGTTACTAAACTTGGTAGAGTTAATGATGATGCAATAGCTGAAGTATTAGAATCATTTGAAGATTGTAGTCTTAATTTTGGGTATAGTTCATTTATTAAACTTAAGGGGATAAGAGAAATTGGAGACTAATATACTTAAATCAATCTTAGAAACGTATAAGCAATATATATTTGGTAGAGTTAATGCTGAGATAATAAATAGAGGTAAACACATATACATCGAATGCCGACAATGTAAGGATAGTATTACTTATGAGTCTGGTATGGTATTTGATATATCTGGAAGTAAACCGATATTGAAGAAATTATCATTTGAGATACATAATTATGGACTAGACGATGATGTCTTATTTATGATGGAGTCTAATACTAATACATATATGCATGAAACTTTAATGATAATTTTAGATACTATATTAACTAAGTCCCTTAAAGTAGAGGGAATTATCTATTCTAAATACGGATCAACAAAAGAATAATACCTAATTCTAATATGTAAGGAGATTTACTATGTTACTAAAGGGATATTATACTTTGATTAGCAATAAGCTAAGAAAGGATAAGACCGTATTTAAATCTGATTATACTGGATATAAATTCTATGTGAATAGAGATAACTTTTATGTAGCTGATACTGGGGATATCAAATATGCATTAGATGAAACTGATAATGTAATGATACTTGCTCCAGAAGGATACATTAATGTAAATAACCCAGATCCTAAAGCAAAAGAAGCATTTAATGATATGCTTAGTTATATGGATACAAGAGATTATACTGAAAAGCCACTAGGAGTTTAATGCTCCTAGTGGTATTATTTTATTTGGAGGAAACTAAAATGAAATCAAAAGTTATTCAAGAATTCAAAGCTGAAATCAATGGTATTGAATTTACTAATCAAGATCTCTATTGGGAGATAGATTATATTATAGGCGAAATTGAATGCACTCTAAACATAGAGCTTCCTACAGAGTTTATTAAAGACTTCACCGATGCTTATACTAAATTATATAACAGTGTAGATGCAGAATACCTCTATGACTTTAAATCTGAAATGATTAGTTCTTGGGATATGGATATTAAAGATATCAAAGAATTACGATTCAGTGTTAATGGCTTCTGCTATGATGCTGAACTATTTATTGCAATGAATGAGAAGATTGCTGACTGGGATAATACATACGGTAAGAAATAATATGATAGCCACTAGGAGTTAATCTCCTAGTGGCATTTTGTATTATATTTTTTTTATATTCATATATTATAAGGGTGATATGATATATTTGTGTTTAGTGTTATTAGAATAAAGGAGGAAATATATCATGAATAAACTTATTGAAACTTTAGCATCTCTAAATCTGTCTAGTGCAGATACAAAGATTATTCGTTTAGACGAGAATAGCTATAAGTTAGAATCCAATTATGGATACAATGACTCATACTTCCAATATGACGTTCATTATTATGACTGGATGACAGCTGAAGTAGATGTAGATGGAAACATCTTCTCTGCAGTGCGTAAGTCTGGTTCCGAGTTCTGGAATGGTGGAGGTGAAATGAGTGAAGAGAATGTAGTTAACTTTGGCGATCCGGATTGGAAATTACCTAATGAAGCTAAGGAGGCGGTATTGAAAAACGCAAATAAAATATTGGCATTACAAGTGGGAGAATTTGTAGAATTTGATCGTGATGGTAATCATAAGATTGAATATATTTCAGCTTCCGCTGGTAGAATTGGTTTACAAAAATAAGGAGGTAGATTTTAATGAAATTAACTCAATTTATTGATGGGGTAGATAGTATGATTTTAAAGAACTATCTATTCTGTCAAAGGTATGATATTAATGTTAGGGAAACTGAATTGAATGTAATCAATCCCTTTATTAATACAATTAGAGCTGATACAGATCAAATATTTAGAATGGAGGAGGCTATTAAAAAGCCATTCGAAGAAATAACTCTTACTGATATCTTATCATTAGGTAAAGGATCCTATTTTAAATATAAAGCTATTATTAGTAATATCTATTTCAGATACTTTAATATAAAATTGATCGAAGAGATATTTGATGCTACAACTTTATCTAAAAGCCAGATTCAATTAAAGTATGGAGGCAATAGAAAGAAGTGTGATTATTTAGCCAATCAAACATATGATGCTGATGAATATATCAAGAAATATACAGCTACACCTGAAGAAATCAGCATTTATGTTGGAAGAGTTGGTAAATTGCCAGATTACATTCTAAAAAGATCTGTAGACTTTGCTGTATTAGTAATAGATAGTTTATTAGATAATGATGATCCATATGAAACCTATAAAAATCTATGTGATAAATATAATGTAAAATACTCTCATAACTCTAATAGAAGTATAAAGATTTTTACTAAGAATATCACATTCTATAGAAATTATAGACGATACTTAAATAATATAGCTAAGAAAGGTGCTATTATGTATAAAGGTGAAGTTTGGCAGATTAGTCGGATATATAAAACATTGCCTTTCTTATATTATATTTGGTTAACTATTAAAGGACAAATCCCTGGAAGAAAATGGGATAAGAAGTTAGGAGTTGTAAAAACGGATGAATGAGGAATACAGATTTGATCATATACCAGAAGTAGTTTTAAGAAACGTCAAGTTTATTCGTGAGAATAATATTGACATTGGAACTGGAGATGATGTCCTAGAATGTATGATGGATATCAATCCAGTATTACGTCAACGCATCTATGATGATTATGATCTTGCAAAAGATGTAGCTGAACGTAGATTCCATACTACTATTGAAGAGTTAGATTTAACTACTATTCTTCAAAAGTGTACTACTAGACCATATATCGCTATCTTAAACAATATCTATTTCAGATACTTCAATAGTAAACTAATAGATGATATGTTTAAGTTAGGTGAGTCTATTAAGGTTTTAGACTTAGCTATTGAGTATGAGTGTGAATATTACACAGTCAATAGTGCTAAGACTAATATTAGACGATATATGCAACAAGCGTACTTTGATAAGTATGCAGCAGATGCCGATATTATTAGTAGTCATCGTGTACTAACAGATCCGCAAGTAAACGCAGTTAAATCTGCAGAGTTTACATATGATTTACTTGTGGCTGCAAGAAGTGAAAACTTTAATCCAGAAATGGTTAGAGATATCTTCTTGAAATATGGATTAAAGACTAACTCTTCTAGAAATCTATATAATAGAATGGATAACAACTTAAGTCTATACTATTATTTAGAAGATTACCTAGAAGAGTACGTTAATACTGGTAAATTTACATATGGCTCTCAAGAATATAGTACAATCAAAGAATTTAAATACTTACCACTTATGAATGTACTGACTCAACTAACTAGATCTAATCCATCTGGTTATATTTTAAACCACAAATTAGAATTGGTGAAAGGATAAGATAATTATGATTACAGTTAAATTAGCAAACGATGTTAAAGAAGTATTTGCAAAATGTGGCTCTGATTTAGAAGCTACATATGAACAGTTCAAAGATCAGCTAACACCTAAAGATGTCTATGACATCTGCATCAATAAAATTACCCTCAGTGACGAGCTTCCTAAAGAAGATCTAGTAGGTAATCGATTAAATCCATTCCTATATCATAAAGATGAGGAAACTGGAGAGAAAGAATTAGTTGAAGTAAAATCTAATTATAAGGCTCTTAAAGTAGGAACTCTATCTCCTATAGAACCTAAGTCTATGGAAATCGAAATTGGTGAACCAAAACGACATATAATTCAATCACCTGAGGCAAATACTTTAAATTATGAATCTATTGGCTTTGCTATTGGATTCAAGAAAGCTACTGCTAAAGAAGTATTAGAATTGGCTAATGGAAATACAGCACGTCTAATTCCAGCACTTCAATGGCTTTATAAACAAACTTCTGAGGAAGAATTACGTGAACGTATCCAAGAGATTACATTGGATGTGCTTTTTAACTAATGGTTTAACAAGGAGGTAATACATCATGGTATTAGATCTAATTGATTCCCTATCTAAAGAAAATTGGGATGGTATTTGTAATGTAATTGAAACTACAGGTAAAGCTGCCGGTGCAGTATTAGCTGGCTATGCAGCAGTTGAAGGAGCTAAAGCTTTAGCTAATCGAGGTAAAAAAGAAGAAAGTATTAATACTGATTCTATTACTAAAACAGATATTGAAAAATTGATTGAAGCAAAAATAGCAGAAGCTACATCTCGGTCTGATGATTTGGTAGAAGCATTTGTCCAAGGTAAAGTAAGTAAAAATTTAGTTAATGCTATTAATAATAAATAACTTATAGGAGGAAATTATCATGAACGATTTTGAAGGTATTGAATTTATCAATCATTTATTAACAGAAACAGATGCTAGTTTAATTAAAACGGTAACACCAGTTTTAGTAGTTGGCGGAATCATTCTATACGCACTAAAAGAAGATAAACTTAAAGATGTTACAGAGCTTGTTTCTGAAAGTAAGGGTGTATTATCAACGGTATTAAGTAAGGTATTATAATGGATATCGGCAGCAAATTGAAATCGCTAATTCCTAATAGCCAGTTTGCTGCTGGTAAAAAGGAATTAGTGCTTCGATGTCCGTATTGTGGGCATACATCTTCCGCTGGGAAGAAACACATGTATATAGGCTTATCTCCGGATAAGCCTTACATGTTTAACTGCTTTAAATGTGAGGCAGGTGGATTAGTCAATAGAACTTTCCTTAATCTTTTAGATATTAGAGATGAGGAGTTAATACAGGCTATTGATATTCATAATAAAGAAATGAGATTGAGTAGAGGTAACTCTTATTCATCTAATCGTATTCGAGAACCTCAAGTAGCGTATGATGCATTTGAGGTAAACTATGATATATATCCAGATAAGGTAAACTATATTAATAATCGTCTTGGTACTAACTTATCAGTATCAGAAATGATGAATATGAAGATTATCTTCGACTTTTCCTTTTTTAAACGCCAGATCATGAGGTATCTGGGAGCTACAGAATCTGATTTTGAAAGAATTCAAAGGGACTATGTAGGATTCCTCTCAGTTAATAATACATCACTCTCTATGCGTTGTATTAGACAAACCGATAGCAAATACAGATATCTAATCTGTAAGTTAGATGATAGAGATATTTATAATAAAGCTTTCTGTATACCATCTTCTATTCCATATACATCTGATAGAATTACAGTACATATTACAGAAGGACAATTTGATATCATATCAGTATACAATAATATCGCCAATAGAGCTACAGGAATATATTTTGCAGCAGCTGGTAATAAATATTCAGCTGTATTAAAGTATATCCTATCTAAGGGTATAATGTATATGGATATTCATCTATACTTCGATAATGATTCTGCTGGTGAGATAGCTAAAAGACAAATAGAATACTTCATAAAGAATAATATAGCATTCTTTAGAGGATCTAGAGTCTTTGCTCATGTAAATCAAGCAGATAAAGATTATGGAGTTCCATTAAGTAAGATACAAGACTTCTGTACACAAATACTATAGTGGTATGGGCTTAAAAGTCCATACCGCTTTATTTTTTTGTCTAAAACATCACATTAATAAAGGAGGTCGACTATGGGTAAATTCCTTGACACTACATATACAGCCACGATAAACTCTATATTAGAGTCACAAGTTCAACGGCTTGATAATACATTCTATACTTTTACAGATAAAGCTCCTACTACTTGTACTTACTACAATATCAATACTAGTAAGAGTACATTAGATGAGTCTACAAGCTTAGCTTATAGTTATACTGATGGAGATTCTCCATTAAGATATAATAAAATTAAAGATACAGTTATCTTTGGTCTTGATAGAATTCAAGTTCAAATGGATGCTGGTGATTTTGGTCTTGAATCTGATACAATTGAAGGTGATGCATATATTGTGCCTAATGCATTTAAACCATATCCTCAAGACTATTTCATTATTAATCATACTAATGAAGAATACCTATTTAAAGTTACAAGTGTATCCTTAGATACATTGCCTACTGGGGCTAATATGTATAAGATCTCTTATCGTTTAAGTTCCCATGATGGTGATAATACTGATATTGATTCTTTGGTTGTAGAATCCTACACTATGGATACAACTAATATTGGTACAAATCTATCTCTAGTAATCAAAGATGATGATTACGCTTATATTAGTAGACTAGAAAATATCTGTCAAGATATGATTGCTTACTATAGAAGTCTCTTCTATAGTAATAAAACTCAGACTTTTATTTTTTCTTATGATGATCATAACTTCTATGATAGTTACATGATTGAATTCATTAAACGTCATGATATTATGAATAGTAGTGACTTAGATTATCTACACGTAGCTCATCAACTAACTCCTAGAGCTACATTTGCATTAGATTATTCTAAATCTTTCTTCCACTCATTAGAAAGAAAAGATATTGGTACTATATGTAATCCATCTTGCTATGGTATGATGGTAGAAGATAAGACATCTCTATTATACTATAGCCTAGAGAAATACTATTATATCTTCCATGACTACAAAATGGGTGATTATTGGCAAGTACCTTCATTTGATGATGATACAGTTATGCGTATTAGAGATAATGAACGGTATGAAACTGATGATCTAAACTACTTCAAGAATATTGTCATTGATTACTTTAATGATAATACAGATAAGTTGAATAGATATGAAGAATTCTTACTTAAAACTTTAGAAGACTTCAACTATACTATCCCTCAACATGATATATTTTACTACGTTCCTGTGATTATTTATATCCTAGAACGCCAAGTTCAAACAATATTAAAAAATGTATCACGTTAACATATCAGTAATCTTAATGGAGGTACTGCAATGAACAGTGAACTCGATCAATATTTTAAAGAGCAAATTGACGAGAAAGATGCATTTGACGTAATGGTCGATGAAAACGCTTTCTTAGATTCTTTAATTGCTAAAAGAGATATCATTGATGCCATTGAAAATGGTGACGATGATGACGAAATTATGGATGATGAAGATATTGCATTATCTACATTATCCGATGATGATTTAGATGATCTAGCAGATGATAACGATGATTACATCGATTCTGCTATAGATTAATATTTTTAAGGAGGATTTAATAATGGCAGATGATAAAACTATCCATCAAGAGCTTGATGATGCAGCTTCTACTGTAGAAGATGTTGTTGCTGATTCCACAGCTACTGATAATGATATGGATAATACAATCGACAATGTCGTTGATGCTATGGATGAAATCGAATTAGATGATGACGATGACAACACTGATATCGATTCCGTAGCTGAGTTAGAAGATGAAGAAATTGATATTGAAGCTGACGATGAAGATGATGCAGCTGAAATTGAATTGCTTTCTGATATCGATCGCACTCATGAAAATGATAGCAAAGATCTTGCTGAAGAAATCGAAGATAACGTTGAGCTTAAAGAAGCTTATGATCTTATCGATGATGAATTAATCGTTTCTATTCAGGAGGCATATGATGAGCACTTTGAAGACTAAACTTGTTAATGTTGAATGCCGTCGTCCAATTCGTTTACGTAACAAATTTGTACGTGGTATCTATCGTGAATTATTGACTGTAGAAGAAATTGCTGATTGCATTTCTCAACAAGCTACAGTACGTGAAATCCTTCCTACTGGTGATACAGTAGTATTAGACTTCACTAACTATAATACAGAAGTTCTTCCTTCTATTTCTGAAGAAGAAGCAGAAGCTGCACGTAAAGAAGCTGAAGCAAAAGCTAAAGCAGCTCGTAAAGAAGCAGAAGCTAAAGCTAAAGAAGAAGCTTTACGTAAAGCTGAAGAAGAAGCTGCTAAGAAAGCTGCTGAAGATAAAGCTAAAGAAGAAGCTAAAGCTGCAGTTGCTCCTGCAAAAGAAGAAGAAATCGTTGAAAACGCTGAAGAAAAAGTTTCTGAAGCTAAAAAAGCAACAAAAGAAAAAAAATAAGACACATATAACTCCCATAGGATCTTTGAATCCTATGGGAGATATTTATCATACTTTTCTTTTTTTACCATAGATTCTTACATGAATGAATCTATGTAGGTATTGAGCATAATTTCCAAGTAAGAATATGGTTACTAGTTTAGCAAGGTTACCTAATACCATTACTGTAGTTGCAGTATTGATATTTTGAGTAGCATTCATTGTTAACCAGTAAGACCATCTTACCATAAAGTGTGGATCTATAACAGATCCAATAATGATTACCATAGTTAGTAATAATACCAGATAGTATATCACTAACGTTGGTCGGAATTGTGATTCCAATTTCTTAATTTCTTTAATTGTGAATAGCATGATATAACCTCCTTACTATAAATCTTATATCACTATATCACGTTTATAATATATTATTCTAGAGGTATTTATGAAGATCTATTATCAAATGTCTACTCGAAATACTAGCTTCATAAAGATGCATCAGTATTTAAAAGCCATTGGGATAAAGAATAATAAATTCATGCTGGCACTTCTAGATCCAGATCTTGCTGGTATAGATCCACATGATCCAAATTTAAGTGCATACTACAAAGGTAAAGTATTAGCCGAATGCATGGTAAACTTCTGGTACTTTGCTCGTGAAGTAGTACGTGTACCAGACCAAGGTGGTAGTGGTAAAGGTATTCCATTAGAGCTACACCGTGGTAATATGGCATTATTCTTCTGCTCTATTTATAATATGAATATATTCTTAGAGCTCCCTCGTCAGCATGGTAAAACATTATCAGCAGACGTTAGATATTTGCATTTATTTAACTTTGGTACATCTAACTCTACTATTGCATTTATGCATAAAGCATTAGATGGTTCCAAAGATAACTTACAAACTCTTAAAAACTTACGTGAGTGTTTACCTCCATATCTACGTATGGATCAAACATTCTCTCGTGATGGTAAGAACGCTAAAGTATCAGATACAGTATTGAGACTTGAGCATGCCGTTAACCGAAATAAGATTATCACTGTAGCTTCTGCTCGTAATAAGACAGCTGCACAAAATACTCTTCGTGGTAAATCTATTCCATTACTCTGGGGTGATGAATGGGGATTTGCACCATATAATGAAATCATTTATCTTAACACAGTTCCTGCATTTAAGAGAGCTGCCGATAATGCTAGAGCAAATGGTGCACCTTATGGTATCCTATTCACTACAACCCCTGGGTTCTTAACATCCACTGAAGGTATCTTTGCATACCAAATGAAAGAAGATGCAGTTCCATTCTCTGAATTCTGGTATGATAAATCATATCAACAGATTATGGATATAATGAATTCTAATACTAAGTCTACTTTCGTATACATTAAGTTTAGTTATGCTCAACTTGGTAAATCTGAAGACTGGTTTAGAGAAATCTGTAGAACTATGAATAACCGTTGGGAAGACATCCGTCGTGAAGTACTTCTTGAATGGTCTCAAGGTTCTGATAATTCACCATTTACTTTAGATGAATTAGAAACCGTATCTCGTTTAACTAAAGATCCTGATAGTACTATTGAAGTATTAGGTGGTAAATTCCAAGTTAACTTATATGGTAAGATAGACTATGGTAGAAATGGTAAACCTATAGATCCTCCAATAATGGGGGTTGACGTATCTGGTGGTTATAGACGAGATAGTTCTGCTATTACTATTATTGATAGTAAGACTACTAAAGTTATCGGTACGTTTAAATGTAACTATATTAGTCAAATTGAGCTGGCTAAGATTATAGTTGAATTGACACAAAAGTATATGCCTAATGTGGTAATCAACGTCGAACGAAATGGTGTAAGAACGCACTGCATAGATAGAAATGCCTATGTATCAACAGAGTTAATTGCTTTGACGTATGGGAGCAAAAGTTATCTCCCACGTTTAGCAGCGAAAGCTTCTTAATAAGAAGACACGTTCAACGATCATCTCCTGACGGGAGAGTAGAACCGCAAGCGATTGGCGGAAGAAAAATCCTGGTCTCAGCAAGTAAAGTTGGAGAATGACAAATGATCTAATCACGTCCTGTAATGGGAGTGGATGCGAAAAAACGCACGGGTATAGAGTAGCGTCTATATCTAAATACTAATGGGTTCGGGGCATCGGTTATTGCATTACTTAAGAAGGCAGGTATCTCTAAGAACTTATACTTCGAGCATAAAGAAAAGATTCTTGAAGAACGTTTTGAAGGTCCTGGGGCAATTAAGAAGACTAAGGCTTTAGTTAAAGTATTTGGTCTTGATTCAACTAAGAATGTACGTGAACTCTTAATGGAAATCCTAAGAGAGCGTATGGATAATCATAAAGATAAGTTTGTTACTAAACAACTTTATGATGAATTTATTGGTTTAGAAGTTAAACGTAATGGTAAGATTGAGCACTCTGCTAATACCCATGACGATTTGACTTTCTCTTATCTCATGGCATTATATGTATGGTATGAAGGTAAGAATCTTAAAGAAAACTTCGGTATTACAAAGCAAGGTATCAAGACTGATAATGATGTTGATGATGTAGTATTCGATGTTGGAACAGAGACTGTTGAAATCTACGATGAAATTCATCAAGTTCAACAGGAAATGAATAAAGATAATCCTGAAGAGATTACTCCGATGGATAAATATAAAGCCATGATTAAAGCTCATGGTATTACTTACCAAGAATGGGAGAAAGCTGAGCGAGCTAAAGAAGATGCAGCTCTTAAAGAAGCATTTAGAAATCCTGAATTCTTAAAAGCTTATGCTTATAAATACAATATGACTAAAGATGCAATAGATCAAATACGTAATGAGACTGAAGGAGAATTAGATCCGTCAGCATTTACTTCTATCTATAGTTTAGATGATCCAAATGTCAAGAGTCATATATCTGGTAACCTTGCAAAATTTTATGATAAAGTTTAAAAATTATTTATCTAGTTACAATATAGTAAATTTATACAAATCTATTTTTGTAAGGAGGAGCTATGTTCGGATATAGTACAGCAAGTGGCTATGAATTAGCCAATGAGCATCAGTTATCTGAAATCTTAGCAAATTTTAGTAGTGATTATATTTATGATGTGATCTCAGATCAAATCAATAAACGTTACGAGTTTGCTATTATACCAAAACCTAATATTGTAAACACATTTAAATCTAACTTTGATAATATCCGTGCAAACTTCCCAATGGATGTCGAAAATACTAATGCAGTAGAAGGCGACACATATCGGAATATCATCGATATTATCTGTAATTCTTGCAATATGTCATTCGATACTATGACGGATGACAATATTTATCTTGCTGCAGCTACATTATATGACTTCTTAGTCTGTAGCTTCAATAAGCATATGGTCGATTTCGTTATCGGATTGATCGTTAGAGAACAAGATTCCATCTATGCAGCTTTAGAGCTAGAAGAATCTAAAAAGAATAAAGATAGTTCTACTATCTATAATCGTAAGACTATGGAGAATACTAAGTTAGCAGTTATTAATGCTAACTTACCACAAGTACTACAATATGTAGCTACATTAGATATCAATATGATTGATCTTCTTCAAAGCTGTTATCAACAGCCTATGGTTGATTTGATTGTAAGTAACTTTGGAGAGAATGTAAATATCTATAATGATTTCATGAGAGTTATTCTATCTAATGAAAACTTCTTACCTGAGTATATTACTGAGATACGTCTACGTATCCAAGGGTTAGGTTAATCATGGAAAAGAAAGAAATTACTATTACTAGAGACTTCACTAGACCAATCTATCGTCCTGGTGAAGAAATTGATGAATCAAATATGACAGAAGCTACAGCTTTTGATCATGATATAATTTTAGAAGATGAGGAGAATACTAATGACAACAACGGCTAAAGAAGACATCAAATTTGTAAAGAACTTGGCTAAAGAAGCTGAAGGTTTAACAGAAACTGAAATTTCCGATTTGGAAACTGTATCCGAAGAAGATATGGCTAAATTCCCTGAAGGTGAAACCATTCAACCAATCGCCCCAGAGACTATTCCTACTGTAGAAGAAATCGAAAAGATGGAAAAAGTAGAAGTATTACCTGAGGAGGATAAGGCTGAAGCCGACTTTCCCTCCAACGAAACAACAATTGAGAGCGGACATGAAGGAAACACTGCTAAAGTTAAAATCTCAAGCAGAGTTGTTAGCACCGATGGAAATTCCGAAGATGTCGAAAGTCCTATCGATAGTAAAGAATTGGAAGAAATCCTAAACAAATTCGATACTATTGATATTACTGTAGAAGATGTTAAAGCTCAACAAGCTGAGTCTGAAGACTTTAAAGATATTGAGTTATCTGATGAAGTATATCAAGATATTATTCATACATATGCTTCTCTTCAAAATGATCCACAATCTGATATATTAATGATTTTAGGACCTCAAGCTAAACAAGAGCTTTTAGTTCAAGCTAATAAACTTGGTGTCAATACTAATGATGCTACAATCTATAAATTCTTTATTGAAGGTTTCATTCGTGAAATCTGTGGTAATGCATTCATGGATAAAGGTCATGACTTAGTTAATGATGCTATTAAGAAAGTTAATGATCTTGAAGAAACTAAAGAAATTTCTAAGCTATTAGAAGACTACATTGAAGAAACTTATGAAAAACGTATTACTGAAATGAATCGTATCATGGATTCTACAGATAATCCTGAAGTTCATGAGCATTGTATCAATGTATTGAATGCTAATAACGATGCTAAAGAATATGACTTCTTATATAAAGCATTGGATAATAAACCATCTTACCTCAACGTAGGTAAAGCATTCAAACATCAACAACGTAACGTTGATGCTATTCATAATGCATTGGTACGTCTTAATATTAAGAATATCAATGTAGGTGTATTTATGGATTCTATCTCTGAATTCACTTCTTTCGAAGTTGAATCCATTAATATCTTCTCCATCTTAATGGAACTTCTTGTAGTTACAACCAACTTCAGTGATAAAATTCAAATGATGCGTCTATATACTATGATGCTTCTCTTAAGTGGTGCTCTTCATTCTATGAAGACTAAGAAAGAAGTATCTGGTATCTTCCAAGAAGTAGCATTTAACTATCAACGTTTATGCTCTACTATCTCCACTGGTTTTAAAGCTTATGAAAATGGTCTAAAAGCAAAAGCTGCAGAACCTAAAGCTCCTAAAACTAAAAAACGTAGAAAATAATTATAGACATATGAATAATGGTTTACCCCAATGGTGAAAAACCATTGGGGTCATTATTTTATAATTCTATTTTTTCTAAAAGGAGAAAGTATTATGCCTGATAATGAAGTACTTGGTAATACTGCTACTCAGCCTACTACTGCAGCAGATTCTGCTCCTGTAAATAAGATTGATGGTGTATTCCGAGAAGATGCTGATAAAAAGGGTACTGGTACTGTCACATATACAGATGGTACAGTTTTAAACTTTGTTCGCAATGCTTTTGATCATACTGATGAAACAGTTAAAAAAGTATTGAAAACTGACAAATACAAATACGTATCCCCATTCGATGTAGCTAAAGCTCAAGGTAAAACATTAGATGAACGTTGCTACGTTCCTGGTAAATTAGGCGGCTTAATGGAATCTGAAGTTCAAGAAACTGCAGTTGCTATTAAAATCACTTATGGTCCAACTGAAAACGTTGAAGTAGAAGATCGTCGTGCTACTGCAATCGAAGTATTAGTTGATGATGAAGGTAACCTTCATGGTGATGCTGAAGACTACAATTCTCTTAAAGGTTCTGGCTACTATATAGTACAACGCCCTGAAGATGTAATTGCTGAGCATCCTGAAATCGTTAAAGAATACCAAGCTGCAGTTATCCGCTTAACTAAAACTCAAATCAAAGAAGCTAAAATCGATAAAGAAGGTTTCATTGAAATCGTTTATTCCGATGATGCTGTAGTTAAATTCGACAAAGCTGGTAAAATGGTTTCTGATGGTCGTTCCGCAGAACCAGAAAAACCTTATGAAGACTTCTCTGATGTATTGAAAGCTAAAATCCTTGAATCTGTGGATAAGAAAACTACAGATGAAAATGGTAAAGAAGTTGAAAATACTAATAAGATTGCTATTACTGAATCTAAAGAAGTTGGTTCTCATAAATTCACATTCAACTTTGCTGATGGTTCTACAGTAATTGCATTAGATGGTCGTATCATCTCTGATACTCGTACATTCGGTCGTAAATATCAATCTGTATATACAGAAATGATTTACAAATATACTGAACTTCTTGATGTAGCTACTGACTACTTCCATGAAGATCCAGAATTGACTGAATCTGAACAACGTCAAATGGCAGCTCGTAAGATTATGAACTTACCTAAAAACTTGCTTGAAAAATACACTGCTAACCGTGCTATGAAACAAGCTCGTGTAGGTCATTCCCTTAACTCTGCTAACTCCCTTGGCGTTAAAACATCTACTGACCGTATTATTGAAGCTCTTATGGCTCAAAAATGGTCTCCTAACAGTAAATAAAATATTTCGAGGAAGGTCTTAATGACCTTCCTCAATATTTTTCAACATTATGGTAATTTAATATAATATTTTTATAAATGGAGGTAACTAAATGGCAATTGATAATGTAATTGACCCTACCAATTGTAACCCTTATTCTACCGCTAGCGGTGATAATAAACGTGCTTGTCCTAAAGCTAATATGGTTGACATTAAAGCTGAGATTCGCCGTTCTTTATTAATCTCTTTCGTATTCTCTAATCCAGATGATAACTATAAAGTTCTTCTCTCTGAAGGTGCTAAAGAAATCTGGGAAATCGATTATGTAAAAGATGGCGAATTGAAACGTGCTGCTGGTAAAGTACGTAACTTCGAGTACTGGACTAATAAACACATTGGTCTTTCTACTTACTCCGCTAATGGCGTAATTCAACGTGATGAAAAAATCGTTGTTAAATTTGATGCATCTATTGACTTCAAAAACCAACTTCTTTCCATTGACGTTCGTAACATTCGTGGTTTGAAACCAGCTGGTGTAATCGAAGATTCTGAATTGAGTCAAGATTCTGCAGCTAACTTCATCAAAGTATCTAAGAATGCTTACAACTTCCTTAAAGTTGCATACCCTAAAGAATATGCTACATTAACTAAGTTGGATAATAACTTAAATACTGATGATACTGAATACACAGACTACATGTTTGATGGTGCTTTGGCATTGAATGAATTAGCTCCATTGAACTTGGCTAAAGTTAAATCTGCAAACTACATGTTTAGAGATAACCAAAACTTAACTCAAGTTCAATTGACTACATCTGAAAACTTAGCATCCGCAAAAGGTATGTTTGAAGGTTGTTCCAAATTGGAACAAGTTGAAATCAAGACTCCTGGTTTACAAAATGCTGAAGCTATGTTTAAAGGCTGTCAAGCATTGAAAGCATTGAAATTGAATGTAGGCTCTTTGACTACAACAAAAGATATGTTTAAAGATGCTACTGCATTAAGTACTCTTCGTTTATCTGGTAAATTAAACACTGGTCTTGATTTGACTAACTGCCCATTAGATGAAGATTCTGTTACATCTGTATTGGCTGCTATGAGCGATAATGGTCCAGATGAAGATAAAGAAGTTCGTTTCAGAAGTGCAACTGTTGCTGGTAACCTTAAAGCTATTGCTGATGGTGCAGCTCGTGCCGGTTGGTTAATTTCTGGTCTTACTTATACTGCAACTGCAGAAGATAAGCATGATGACAAATTAGGTAAAGATATCGTTAATGCATATGAAAACGGTAAAACAGAGGAGCCTAAACATGATGAAGCTCAACCTAATAAACCTGAAGAAACTCATACTGAACAACCTGCAAATCCAACAACTGGTGAAGAAACTCATACTGAAACTCCTTCCACTGGTACAACCGAAGGTGAAGGTTCCGCCGTAACTCCAGCTGCTCCTTCCACTGGTAATGAAGGTACTCCTGCAGTAAACACTGGTTCTGAAACTCATACAGAACAACCATCTACAGGTACTACTGAGCAACCTGCTACTGGTGAAACTGCTCATACAGAAACTCCAGCTAACCCTACTACAGGTAATACTGAAACAGGTACTCCAGCTGTGAATACAGGTTCCGAAACAGCTCAACCAGCTAATCCTACTACTGGTGAAGAAACTCACACAGAAGCTCCTTCCACTGGTACAACTGAACAACCTGCAAATCCTCAACCATCTACAGGTAATACTGAACATCATGAAGATGAAGAATTAGATCCTAACTTCATGGTTGATGCATATAATGGTGCTACTGGTGAAAATAAACCTAAACCAGCAGATCAAACAGGTAATACTCCAGCTGCTCCAGCAACTGGTACTACTGAACAACCTGCAACTCCTGTAGTAAATCAACCTGCTACTGGTGAAACTCATACTGAGTCCCCAGCTCCTGCTGTAACTACTGGTACTGAAGGTACTCCTGCAGTTCAACCTGCCACTGGTGAAGAAACTCATACAGAACAACCTGCAGTAACAACTGGTTCCGAAACAGCTCAACCTGCAGCTCCTGTAGCTAATGAAGAAACTCACACTGAGTCCCCAGCTACTACTGGTACTGAAGGCACTCCTGCTGTAACAACTGGTACAACTGAAGAAACTCATACAGAAACTTCTTCTAACACTACTACAGAACAACCTGCAGCTCCTGTAGCTAATGAAGAAACTCATACTGAAGTTCCATCTACTGGCTCTAATGAAGAAGCTCATACTGAATCTCCAGCCCCTGCTGTTACTACTGGTTCCGAAACTGCACAACCTGCGGCTAGTGAAGAAACTCACACTGAGTCCCCTGCAGTAAATACTGGTTCCGAAACACACACTGAGTCCCCAGCTGCTCCTGTAGCCAATACAGAAACTCATACTGAGTCTCCAGCTCCTGCAGTAACTACTGGTACTGAAACTGCACCTGTAGCTCCAGCTACTGGCGAAACTCAACCTGTAGCATCTACACCAGCTGCAACTCCTAGTACAGAAGCATCTTCTGCAACTACAACTCCTGTAGCTCAACCTGCTGCTCCAGCAACAAGTGAAACTGTAACTCCTGCTCCTACTCCAGCTGCTCCTCCTAAAGCAAGCGAAGAAGAGGAAGAAGAATTAGATCCTAACTTGATGCTTGATGCATACAACGAAGGCGCTAACTAATTTTAAGAAATATTCTCGCTACTAGTTTTTCGAAACATACTAGTAGCGAGCAATATGTTTACTCGTTAGAATAATATTTTAAAAGGAGAATTCAATAATGGCTCTTTCCGTACAAGCCCAATTGAAAAAAGTATTAGCACCATTTGCGAGAGCGGTTGGTGTCGATATTAAAAAATTAAAAGAAGGCAAGCAAGATAAACTTCAAGCTGGTCTTAATATCCAAATCTCTGAAGAAGGTGTAATCTCCGCTACGGCTCCTAACCAAGCCCCTGATCTTAGCGCATATTCCACTACAGAGCAAATTACTACATTAGTCGATGGTAAAGTTGCTGGTTTAGTTAAAGAAGAAGCTTTAAATACTAAATTAGCTGACTATGCTACAACTACATCCGTAGATACTAAATTAGCTGACTACTCTACACTTACAGCTGTAGACACTAAATTAGCTGATTATACTACTACTACAGCTTTGACTACTAAATTGGCTGACTATGCTACAACTACTTCTGTAGATACTAAATTGACTGACTATACTACTACTGCAGCATTGACTACTAAATTAGGTGATTATGCAACTACTGCATCTTTGACTACTACTTTAGCAGACTATGCAAAAGCAGCAGAAGTTCAACCTAAATTGACTGCTGGTCCTGGCATTTCTATCTCTGGAGAAGGCGTAATCACTGCTGCTGCTCCTGATTTGACAGGTTATGTTAAAGAAGAAGCTTTAGACTTTGGCGAACTTGACTTGGTTGCTGAATATGAAGCTGGTAAAAATGGTACAGTAGAATCTGAAGGTCCTCAAGGTCCTCCACCAAGAACTGAAACTGGTGCAACTCCATCTCCAGCAGAACCTCCAGCAATGGGTAAACCACAATAATCTTAGCTTAGTCTAAAATAATTGAATATACAATAAAGTAATACTAATGAGAGATGATCATTATGATCATCTCTCCTTTATTTAAATTTTTGAAAGGAGAAATTCTGACATGGCTGAATTTAAAAAAGCTATTGAGAAAACTCTTAAGCCTCTTGCCCGCAAAGTAGGTTCTGATATTAGAAATATTGAATCTAAAGTATTTGCTGGTAAAGTTATTAACGTATTAGACTTCGGTATTGATAATACTGGTGCTACTGACGTAACTGAAAAGTTAAATGAACTTTTTAGAAAAGTACGTGATGAGAATTATACAGAAGTAATCTTCCCAGATGGTACTTATAAAATTTCTAATAAAGTTTCTGTATTCATTCCAGGTGATCGTCATAAATACCTTAATATCCATGCTCAAAATAGATATAAAACTATTCTTGAATTCCATGGTAACCGTGAAGGCAATTATACTGGTTTAGAATTACGCCCTGAAAGCTTTACTCAAACTCGTGGTTATAATGTAAAAATTGATGGTTTTACAGTAAACAATATGGAGGTACCACCTGACGCTTCAGGTACACCATCTCAATCTATCTTTGGTATATTCTTCACTCAAGACTCTGATGAAGGTTTCAATGCTTATAACTATAAATTCTATAACTTTGAATGTACCAATATGCAGTATAATGGTGGCTATTATGCAATCTATACAAGCTGCAGTTTCTTTGATTCTGAAATTAGAAATATCTCTATTGAGAATATGGAATATTCTATCGAGATGAGTGGTCAATATTCTAATAATAATAAGATTGAGAATATTCTTACTAAGAACTGTAAAAACAATATCTCCATTTCTATTAAAGCTTCCATTAAGAATATTGATATTGTATACGATAATGAAGAAATTGCTAGAGAAGTTGGTAGCGCAGTTAACTTAACATGCTATAATTTATCTAACTTATCTTATAAAGGTTATTATGATTTAGATACTCTAAATGATATTTTAACCATCAATTGTACAGCTGGTGCTACAGTTTCTGATATTAGATTGGATTTAAAACCTTTCAATATTGAACGAGCACAAAACACAGTTGTACCATCGTTTATCTCTTTATCTTCAGTAGATAGTGAAGTATCCCTTCTTAATGTCTCTAATGTAACATTTGATAACTTTGATGCTAACTTTACAGAAGCACTTAGTAAAATTGATTACTTTGCATTCTTTGATACTATGATTCCATTATCAATTCATGGTGTTACAGAAACTGCAACCTTAAAATTCTTCAAAGATAAAGGTGTTAACTTGGTATATGATAAATCTGGATATATGCTTGAAAGTCATAATACTAAGAATACACACTTTATCTCTAGACCATATATTGGTGCAGATCGTAATATGAATGGTACTGACCAAGCTAATGGTAGTAAATTAGGCGCTATCTATATTGCATCTTCTGAAGGTACTCCACTCCAAGGTAAAGGTACAGATTACTCTGAAAATACTGCTGGTGTTAAAGGTGATATCTTCACTGAAGTAGATCCAAATAAATATGGTCACTTTGCATACGTATCTACATATGAGCATGCTACTTCTAGTAATTTTACTAAAGAAAAAATTAGTAGCGTTACTTATAATGAAACAGATAAAACTTATACTATTACATTTACTGAATTGCCAACATGGACTAATGGTACTTTAGCAGGTAAAGTTCCTAATGTAGGTTCTGTTGTAAAAGATACTTATATTGGCGTTGATTTTGAAATCAAAGAAGTCAATGAAGATGCTAAGACATTTACAGTATCTGCTAACCCTGAAACTAAACAAGGTGTATCTAACCCATATAAGTTTGCACCTGATACTGATCCTAGCAACTCTGTATTCATATATGCACGTTCTATTGAACCTAGAAAAATTAATAGAATGAAAAACATGACATACGCAACTGTGCCAATTATTCATTCTGGAAGTACCGAAAACCGTCCAACTGAGCACCTTGTTGTTGGTCAAACGTATTTTGACACTACCCTAGGTGCACCTGTATTCTGGACTGGTTCTGAGTGGGTTAAAGCTAACACTGGTGAAATTGATACATCTTCCTTAGCAACTAAAGAAGAAATCAAAGCTATCCCAGCTGCTAATATTACCCAAGATGATAATCACTACTTCGTAACTAAATATCAACAAGCTAAACTTGGTAACTTATATAACCGTGGTGAGTTTGATAAGTTATTCCCTAAGAAAACTGATTTAGAAGCATATGCTACAAATGCTGCATTAACTACCAAATTAGGTGATTATACAACAACTGCAGATTTAACTACTAAGTTAGGTGACTATGCTACAAATTCCGCATTGACTACTAAATTAGCTGATTATCCTACTAAGACGGAAATGCAAGCAGCAATTGCGGCTATACCAGCTCCAACTGTAGATACTTCTACATTGGTAACTAAAGAAGAATTGAATGCAACTTTGAATGCAATCAATGAAAAGTTAAAACAAATTAGAGGAGAATAGTCATGACAGAAACAGCTAATCAAATCATACAATCCCTTGAAGGTATTGCCAATGATATTAGTAATGCTAAGTCTACTCTCACACAAAATAATGTGGTACTGGAATCCAGTACCACAAAAACTTTAGCTACTGAAATTGGCAAATTACCGGCAGCTATTAAGGCATCAACTGTATTAGAAGGATTTAACAATGGCACTCTAACCATGAAGAATGGATTTATTTATTCTTCTAATGTTACAACTAAACTAGATAGTACAAATTGTGTACCAGTAAATGCAAGAGAATATACAGTCCCTAGAGGAATGAGATTTTCTATGAAATTCCCAGGGTATTTAGCAGACCTTAAAACTTATATTGGAGAACAATATCCAGATAATAATATGACATTCTTTAATATCTTCAAAATCTATAATGATAATCAAGATATCTTAGAATTTCTATTATATCTGAATGCAGAATATATTGATGGTTTATTAGAAAATAAGAAAAGTGCTAGACCTTACGGATTAAAGATTGTTCTTAGTAGTGAATTCTATAAACCTGATGAGAATGGTTACTATACTTTTGATAGATTATTATTCCCATGCTATAATAGCGAATTCTATGTAAGACAACCAGATGGTTCTGAAGTTAAGATTACAAAGTTTAAGTGCAAGATATTCTATTTTACATTGACATATCAACAAAAAACTGTTGATATTATTTGTGATTCTCTAAATGTATCTGTTTTCAACTTGCAATCAATGATTGATAAGAAAAAACAACGTTCATCTATGCCTAATAATTTTAATAGAAATCTTAACAATAAGGATTGTTATATTATTAATATGCCAAAGGTTAATATAACTCATTACCCATTTGCGTATGCAACTACAAATCCTCCATTTTTAAGATTAGCTCCTATTGAATATACTAAACTTGGATCTACTGCATATTTACAACCAGCCGATAATATTCAAATTAGAGTTAATGAAACTCAAGAGAATATTGAGAAGCTAAAAGCTGATATAGTTAAATTTAATATTTTCCCATATCTTAAAATATTTAATGCAGATGGAACTAAAGTGTTTAATCCAGTCACTAGTACTTTTAGTAGTGACATAAACGCTAAAATAGAAGGAGCATCTATACCGTCTAATAAAAATGCATATATAGATAGATATTCTAATAATGGTCTAGGTATATATGATGCTGCTAGCAAACAATATGTATCATATAATGCTATATTACTTAGATCTAGAACAGATAGACAATCTTGTTTCAAGAGTATTAAAGTTGTTAAAACTCCTGGATATGATGACTATATGTACAGTACAGGCAGTGATGATGTTATTGATAATATTTCATTTGGAATGAATATTCCAGATGTATTTGAAAACTTCCCATTAATGCAATGCTCGGATATATTAATTCCAAATTATAGTGAATTCTCAGATACTAATTTAAATTGTAGTAAACGTCTTAAATTTAAATTTAGTGAAAATTTACTAGATAAAGGTTATACAACTCCATTAGGCGGATTTACAAAAGGTGATAGCCCTCCTAAATTTAATGGTATATCTTTATACTGTGATAATTGGGATAGCAACGATCCTTTAGGCACTCTAACCTATTCAGATGGTAAATATATCATTATGAATGATAGTGCTAGACTTCTTATATCTCCATTTGATACAGAATTCTATACTAAAGATGGTACACTTATTGATAAAGTATTTGCATACAAAGCTCCTATCATGTATAATAAAAATATTAAAACAGTTAGAGTACAATCTCAATATGATATGGAAACTCAAGCATTAGAGAAGAATGGTGTTATATATCCATTAATCAGCTTAAATTATACATACCCATACGCTTATCCTAAAGGATATGATGATGAGGATGAACCAATAACACCAGGTGAACCTGCAGCTCCAATGAAATATATTATCGATAAAGATACTATTATTGCATCATACCCAGGAAAATATTGTACTGGGAAGTTTAATGGACAAACTCCTGTATTTGATGCAGATAGTGATTTTACTAGATTCGAAAAATATATTCGCATTCTATGCCCAGAGAATCATACTAAGTTAGGTACTTATGAATTTAATAAATTCAGATTACCATTATATAATTTAGATGAGACTAAGAAGTATAACTACTCTAATAAAACTTGGGAACCTGTAGGGGCTACTACTCTAGATACAGTACGTACTAGAAACTTGTATCCAGATGATGTACTACTTGATAGTTTAAGATTTAGCTAAAAAATATTGTGAGGAAAATTGTAATTTTATTTTTATAAGGAGAACCTTATGGATAATCATCAAATCGTTGAGACTCTTGAGAATATCATTAAGGATATCACCAAAGCAAAAAATGCCCTAAAGGCTAATAATGTAACACTAAAGTCTAATGCGACTATTTCTTTAGCTGACGAAATTAATAGTGTTCCAGACTCCATCAAAGCTTCTAATTCTTTAGAAGGATTCAATGGTGGACAAAATACCCTTAAGGGTGGATTTATCTACCCAAACAGTGAAAGTGTTAATGAATTAAATGATAGCAATACTACTGTAGTTAAAGCAGATGAGTATGAAGTACCTACAGGTAAGTATTTGAATCTAACTTTCCCAACTGCAAGTATTATTGCTGGTACTGGATATGATAATATAATCAAATTTAGATACAACGGTAGAATGTCTGAATTATATTATACAGTTTTAAATGCTTTATATAGGACTTATTTAAAGCATAGTCTCACATATGACTATAATGACTCTACAAATACGCAAGTAGATATCCGTATGATTAAAGTCTTATTGAAGAAAGGAAATCTTACTGTAGAGAATGGTGTGTATAAATTTAGTGAATTCGTATTCCCATCTTTCAATACAAACTTCTATGCAGCTAAAAATGATGACGACAAAGAGGGTACATTAATTACTAACTTTGAAATCGATAGATTCCATTTCTCTTTAAATTATCGTGGTAAAGATATTAATATTAAATGTAATAAACTGATTGTAGATCTAGACTTCGCTACTCAAATTATTAAAAAAGAAATTTCTGGTCATGATGGTTATCATTATATAACAGATGCTGGTGCTGAAGTACTAGAATACTATAATCACCGTGATGATACTGACAATCATATTATCTACTTACCAGAATTCAACGTAGAATATGCTGGTGTTGAGTATGCGTATAATGGTCTTAGCTTAGATGCTAACATTGAGCGTGCTTATAATGTGCAAATCCGTATAGAAGAAAATGACACTAATAAAACTTTATTAGAAGATCCTAAACATATTGCAAATATCTTACGTCTAGTTAAAGTTTATAATATGGATGGTACTAAGATATATAATCCTATGACGAAGGCATTTGAAGATGCATCAACAAGTGGATATGTTACATCAGCTGGATATACTATAGATGATAATATGATTGATGCAAATGAGTATTATAAGAATACAAATAATGTCATGATGCTTGATGAGAATGGTAGGAAAGCCCTCAACTATAAAGAGTATATGGCTAAATTAGAAAAAAGTACTAAAGCTGTGGTGCAAGGACTCAATGTAAATAAAGGATATGTATATTACATGATTGGCAACTCTATTGAGCCAGAATTGATTAGATATGATAAAAGCGCATATGTCTCATATTATCAAACCTTCCCAATGCTTAAGCTATTAGAAGGTGCTCTCCGATTAGCTAAATACTCTAATTCTAGAGATGCCATTAATGCATATAATAGCACAAGTTTTGATTTCGCTGATGAATATTCAAAACAAAGAGCTGATGTATATCCATTCATTACAAACTGCGCATTCTATAGTTCTGATACCGTTGGATATGGTGGAATTAGACTATATGTAAACGTAGATACTGTACGTGAGAATGGAGTAAAATATACTGTTATTAAAAATGCAGTAAATACATTAGTATCTCATTATGACGTGAAGTTATATAATAATGCAGATCCTGATGTATTGAATGGTGATGGTAATGGATTAATTGAAAATATCAAAACTAATGCAGCTCCATTAGTATACAATGAAAATATCAAAAGTATCAAAATTGTATCTGATGGTAAAAAACATGGTGTATTGAAATCTCTATTAGGTTATGGTATGATCTATCAAGTATTCGATGCAACAAAAGTACCTGAAAAGCCTGCTACACCAATGAAGTATATCTTAGATAAAGACTCTACTATTGAAGCATCTAAATCTAAAACTTACCAATCTAAAGTTACCCGTAATGGTGCTACAGTCATTTTAGGACCATACACTACAGATGAAATGGCAAAATATGTGGATAAATACGTTCATGTATTAGTACCAGAAGATCATAAAGGTCTAGGTAAATACGACTTCTGTAAATTCCGTTTACCATTATATAACTTAGATGAAACTAAGAAGTATAACTATTCCAAAAAGGCATGGGAACCTGTTGGTGCATTAACAGATGATAGTACTCCTATGGAGGATTTATACTCTAATGATATCACTGAACGTGGTGATTATTTAGACGTATTCCAAAATAATCTAGGATTCCCTACAGAACCAACTGGTAATGATAATCCTATGGAAGAATACGATCACTTATAATTGAATAAATTAAAGGAGGTAACCAATGTCTGATACTGTTAATCAAGTCATTCACACCCTTGAAAGCATTGCATCTGATATTAGAGATGCAAAACAAGCTTTAAAAGCTAATAATGTAACCCCAGAGTCTAATTCGACTTCTACATTAGCTACTGAAATTAATAAAGTGCCTACTGGTATTAAAGAAGCTAGTACACTAGAAGGATTTAATAACGGTAAGAATACACTAGCAGGCGGTATAATCTATGAGACCGATGCTAGCACTTTAAATAATACAAATACAGTTCTTTTAGATGTAGATGAGTATACTTTTCCTAATGAAAAACAAATTGAATTTGATTTTCCTAATAAAGATATAGTTGAGGAAAAATATAATAAAAATAGTGGTGTTGCGACTTTTAAAATTAATACTAATAGTCAAAACACTAGAGATTTATATAACTCATTGCTAAAACCATTATATAAAACTTATGTGAATAATCATTTAATAGAAGAAAATGATATTCATTATTCATATAATACTAATATCAATCTAGATAAATCTATGCTAGATGAAAATAATTCTTTAAGGTTAAATGAATTTGTATTCCCAAATGCTAATAGTAATTTTTACTATAAAGAGGGAGATCAAGATACGCTTATTACAAAGTTTAACGTAGACCAATTCCATCTTTCTGTAAATTATAAAGGTAAAAATTTAAAGGTCGATTGTAACTATCTAATTGTAGATTTAGATGCTATATTCCCACTTACTAATGCTATTGGACATAATGGTTATGAAATTATTGATACTGAATACTATAATTTCAGAGATGATCCTGATGCTCATATCATCAATCTCCCAGTATTTAATGTAGCATATAATGGAGTTAATGATAACTATACTGGATTTGGTGAAAATATATTCCTAGATGAGTTGGGTTATCTTCCTAAATTAGATGCTAATATTCAAATTAGAACTAAGGATACTCCTGCAAATATTAAGCTAATACATCAAGATATTCATTTAGCTAATATATTAAGAATAACCAATATCTATAATGAAGATGGTACTAAAAAATATGATCCAACTAGAAAAGAATTCGTCGATAAAGATGAATATATTAGTTTAGATAATATTCTTACATTGATAAATGATAGATCTGTACTTAATGATGGAAGATTGATTGGTGTACTTAGTCGTGAAAAATACAAACCAGTAAACTATAAAGAATTTACTGATAAAGTAAAAGAAACTAAGAAAAAGAATCTAGAAAAAATATCTATAGGGAATGGATATGCATTTTTCAATGATATTAGACCTATCCCTGGAGATTTATTTAAGTTTGATGATTATCATCAACCTAAAGTATTTGAAGGATTCCCTCTTATCGGTATAGATGAAGATGTAATCAAAATTGATAGACAGTCTACACCTACTGGTAGTGGTAAGATTATTGCAGCTGAAGAACTTAAATTCACAACTGGAATTATTACTGTTGACGATTATAAGTACATATATCCATTCCTTAGTATTTGTGCTAGTGATCCATATGGTAATCCAGTATCATATCAAGGTATTACTATTCAATATACATCAGTTGATGGTTATGATTTAGAAGAAAATGGCATTACATATAAGAGACTTGGTACCTTAATTAATACTTTAGCTGGTCCATTTGATATTAAATTTAAAGATGCTAATAATAATGCTGTTACTGATATAGCATCCGATCATGCTCCTCTTGTATATAATAAAAATATTCAACGAGTTAGAATTGAATCTAGTTCTGATAGAAAAGGTGAATTGCAAGTTTTATTAGGTTATGGACTAATCTATTTATGTATTGATCCGTCTTATGATAAACCTGAAGTTCCTGCAACTCCAATGAAATATATCATCGATAATGAAACTTCTATCATTAAAGCTAAGTCTAAACTATTCAATAGTACAGTATACTATGATTACGTTTTAGGACCAGTATCTACTGATGAATTGGCTAAATATTATGACAAATACGTTCATGTATTATGCCCAGAAGATCATCCTAAATTGGGTACTTATGAATTTAACAAATTCAGATTACCATTGTATAACTTAGATGAAACTAAGAAATACAACTACTCTAAGAAAGCTTGGGAACCAGTTGGTTCTACTACAGATGATAGTAAATCTTTAGAAGAACTCTTCCCTACTGAAGTAGAAAAGGATAGAAATGCTGGTAAAATGGTTCAAGTATATACTAACCAAGGTTATGAGTTGAATGCTATCTAATAATATTCCCAGAAGAGGATTAACCTCTTCTGGGTTTTCTTTTACAATATAGTAATGAAAGGAGAATTTATTATGAAAAATACAAAAGACTTCACTGAGCTTCTTAAGAAATCTTTCAGACATATTGGTGCTGATATTAATGCTCAAAGACCTGCAACTTTAGCAGATCAAACAAACATTACTTTTGTAAAAACTATTGATATTGATAAGACTGTAGTTAATCAATGTCAGGGATTTACCTATGATCCGACAAGTAAAAGATTCATTTTAGCATGTTGTAATGCTGATAACTCTAAGCAACGTATCTATGAGTTAGATATGGATATGAATGTAGTTAAGTTTACTGACTTTGAGGGTATAGATAAACTTGGTCATGTTAATACATTATTCATGGATGGTGAGATCATTAGAGCTACTAATGGTGCAGCTAATGGTACACGTATTTATAATATTAACCGCAATCATTTAGATGAACTTGTATTAGGCGAATTCAATGACTATCCAGAGAAGTGTTTTAATATCGGTAAAGATATAGCTGGTTCTGGTAGATATGTATCTATAGTTCCTGGAGCTGATAGTAAGTCCCGTAAAGTTAGAGTATATACTGATAATACTATGACTACTAAGGCTGAGTATATCGTAAAAGTAGATGAAACTAACGTAGATTCTAATGGTGCATTCTTCAATGGTGATACTATCATCTTTGCAGTAACTAGACGTTTGATTGAATGCCGTCTAATTGGTAATCAATTCAAGGTTATTAGAGAAATTGAAATGGAGCCATACTGTGAAATCGAAGACTTTACTTACGTTAATGGCGATATTTATATGTGTGCCAATTCTCACGATTACGTTCGTATTTATAAGTATTCTGCTAAAAGGTCTTACTATAATCACATTAATAATGATTTTCTTAATAATGGTATTACTCTAGGTAACCAAGTTGGATATCATGGTAAAACTACAACCAACGATGTCCGTGTAATTGCTAAGATTAATAAGAACGACAACCTAGAACTTGGTGATAAGAGATCTATCACTACAGTAATCGGTAAAGAATTAAAGCATTATAATGGTGCTAACTCCTATACTGTATTGACTACAGCTCACTATAACTCCGCTATCTATAATAAAGTTACTATGGATGAAAAGCTTAAAGCTATCACTGACCGTCTAACTGCATTAGAAAACAAATAATCCAGTAACTTTATTACCCCTAAACATTAGAGTATAAGACAATTATTACTCTATAGGAGGTTACTATGGGTATGAAGAATGTGGGAGCATTCCTTAAAGAAGAAGGAACTTCCCTTATATTTAAAGGTGATGGAGAACTAGTATTCTACATCCCTGAGAATTATTTTAGAAATGATGGGCATATGAAATATGCTGAAGAAGCTGGTGAATATGTAAACACCTTAGGACTATTCTCCTATGAAGTATTTGACTCTAAAGGAAAATCTATCTATGGTGTTAAACTATTTAACCATCCAGTTCTTATATCTACAATGCCTTCTTCAATAGAGAAGGTTAAAGATTATGTATTAGATAAGAATATTCCAGTTCCTGTAGATTATCGTATCTTGAAATTCAAGAAAGATGATGTAGTTATAGTAAACACTGGATCCCCTGAAGATATTACCAACGTAGAGAATATGTTTAGAATCTTTATGATCACTGGTAATATCCCTAATGTAATTGCTTATGATAAATTACATGCATTCTTAATGGATTCCATTAAATTCAATGGTTCTTCTTTTGGTATCTCTGCACAGATGTTTGGCATCCTAGTATCTGAACTATGTAGATCTGTTAAAGATGAATCAGTTCCATTCCGCTTAGCTAAGGAAACTGATATGCACAAATATAAACCACTATCTATTAAGATGGTGCCTAAGTATATCTCTGCATTTACTGCATTAACATCTGAAAACTGGGATGATGCAGTAGTTAACTCCATGATCAACAAAAACAAAGTTGATTCACCTATGGAAAAGATCCTTATGCAATAGCCATAATTAACATATGAATAAAAGTTTAAATAGTATCCATATCGGATTCGTTTATAACTATTATTTAAAATCTATTAAGGAGGAAATAAAAGATTATGATTGGTACAAAAATCATTCTTGAAGACCAAAGTTATATTCCCTCTCTGAATATAGCCGACTCTACAACAAAACCGATTGTATTTGCTGGTTTTACTTCGGACAAAGGGACTGAAGAATATACTAAATGGCAAGGCGACGATTTCTTCGACCAATATGGTGAAATCTCTTTTGCTCGTCATGGTCAACCATTACTCCAAGCTGCTAACGTAATTAACAACGGCGGTATTGTTTATGCAAAACGTGTCGTTGATCCTACTTCTCGTTTAGCTATGCTAGGTGTAGTTGCTCACGTAAAAGAAATTTCCCGTCAAGAATCTCGTATTAAATTCGATCCTTTGACTGGATCTCCTATCACTAAAACAGATGGTTCTTATGTGACTGAAGACTTATACTGGAAAGCAGTAGATGTAGCATCTATTTCTGATCCTGCACAACGTCCTACTTATACTAAAGACGAAGCTGGTGTTGATGGCATCGCTGCTATGTATAAAGTTTGTCAAGTAAACTACTCTGTAGAAACTTTGGAAGCTGAAGAAAATACTCATGGTAATGACTACGTTGCAACTTCTAGAGCTTTCTATGAAAAATTCAAAAATAAAAAAGATAACAAATTCCCATTGTTCTTAATCTTAGACAATGGTCGTGGTGTATCTCAAAAGAACGTTACTATTTCTCTTGATTCTACATTATCTCGTTCTGCACAATCTGCACGTTACGTATTAGACATTGATGAAAATAGCAACACATTAGAATCTATTGTATTCTCCTTGAACCCTTCTGAAGTTGAAGCTGGATACAACTTATTCTTTGATTCTGTAGTTAAACGTACTTCTAAACAAGTTAAATGCTTTGGTTATGAAGATCAAATGCAATTATTCTATGCTAAAGTAGCAGCTATTGCTGGCTTATCTGAAACTCGTTTACGTGAATCTGATATCATTGGTGCTCGTACTTGGAAAGGTGAAGTATTCAAAAACTTCGAAGTACTAGAATCTACTAATGATGGTGTAGCGACTGTTAAACTTGATAGCTTTGCTGGTCATCCATTGACTGGTGGTTATAATGGTGATACTTTCGGTACATCTCCAATCTCTGGCTATAAAGGTGTAACTGATGCTACATCTGTATATGCTACAGAAATGGCTAAAGTATACAATGGTACATTCAATGATGATATCTATGATATCGATAATAACCCAATTGACGTTGTTGTTGATGCTAACTATCCTCATATTGTAAAACGTGCTATTGAAAACCTTTGTTCTTTCCGTCAAGACGTATTCTATTTCCGTGATATGGGTACTAAAGGTCTTACTAACCTTCTTGCAATCAAGAATGCTAAGACTTTAAATACTGGTGGTAATAGCCGTTACGTTGCGACTTACTGTCAATACTTCGATGTATTTGATCCATATACTCGTAAACAAATTACAGTAACTATGGGTTATTCCATTGCTCGTTTGATCTGTATGCACTTTGCTAATGGTCGTTCCTTAGTATGTGCTGGTCAAAATAATGGTTGGGTAATTCCTGAACTTATCGAAGGTACTTTATCTTACGTTCCTAAGGTTACTCCTGCAGGCGACCAAGTTGCTGAAATGGATGACCTTCGTGTAAACTTTGGTAAATACTATAACGGTATCTTCTCTCTTGCATCCGAATACACTTCTCAAGATATCCATACTCAATTAAGCTATGCTAATAACGTATTGGCTATCCAAGAATTGATCAAACAAATTCGTATTGCATGTCCTAAATCCCGTTACAAATTCATCACAGGTACAGACTTCGAAGACTACAAACAAGACGTACAAGCAGTTATTAACAATAATGCTAATAAATTCGCTTCTATCTCTATTGACTTCAAATCTGACTCTGCTTATGCAGCAAATAAAATTGTTTATGCGGTTATCCAAGTATCGTTTAAAGACTTCGCTCAAGCTGAAATCTTCCGTATCGTTGCTATTCCAATCGCTACTGCTGTTAGTGCCAATGCTTAAGGGGGATAAATAATATGGCTGATAAAACTCCAGGTGCTGTTAATTTTATCTTCGACGGCACTAAAGAAATTCGTGATTTAACTCAGTATGCACTATTCCGTGGTGTAACTGACTGGGCTAACTTACACCAATTCAATCAATTTGAATCTGGTTATGGTATGATCATTGTATTGACTATTCCTAACTTCTTGAAAGCTTTGGCTTCTAAGAATGATCAATACAAAAAACTTATTGATACATACGTACATGTATTGGAGTATGAATTCCGTGGTTTAGACGGTATTGATAACATGACTTCCGATACTGCAGAATTAACAAATGGTGTTAAATCCATCAATGTTATTAACAAAGTTAATAGCCAATCTGGTTCTACATTCACTATGCGTTACTTCGAAAAATCTGGTTCCATCATGACTAAAGTTCATGAGTTGTTCTTACGTGGTATTAAAGACCCTACAACTCAAGTTAAACATTATCATGGTCTTATCGAAGATGGTACAATCAAAGAACCTGGTTTCGACCAAGAAGTATTCAGCTTCTTATATATCGTAACTGATAATACTTTGATGAATGTTGAAAAAGCATTCTATATTGTAGCTGCTCAACCAACAAATGCTGACTTGAATATCTACAATATCGAACGTGGTGACATTGGTTTCAAAGAATTATCTGTAGAGTTCTCTGGTTTCCCTATTACTAACACAATCATCAACAGAAAAGCTCAAAGCTTACTTGATTGGGTACGTAAAGGTACAATCTGGGATGAGTCTGAAATGACTTACTCTGGTGTAACTAATATGGCTCCTTACAATAAAGTACTTCGTCCTAACGGTGAAGGCAATACTGGTAAGGGTGTATCTTATACTGGTTAATAGATTTTAATAATAGAATAAACAAAGTGGACTAGGAGTTAATCTCCTAGTCCATTTATTCTTTTCATTTTAGTAACAATATATTGACTGCGTATGAAGATTTTATGAAGTTAAACAAA